GGCATATAAAAAGCCGAGGTTATCTTCAACCCGAAATACACAACATTGAATACAATCAACCACCATACCCATTTAGGTATATGAGGCGTAGGTACCGGAACGGTAATGATTTGCTTATCCTGTGTTTTGAGAGATCGGTAGAGATATTCAGTCAATTGCCATTCCAGCCATTGAATGCGTCTTTTCAAACTGTCCTCTCTGCATATTACCTGAATACGGCCACCTGCTATTTTTACTGAAGCCTGCAATTGTCCGGATTTACTATACCAGCTGGTATCCAAAGTCCATGAAGGCATATTGGCAATAAGGGATATACTACCAAAAGCACTATCAGCAGGATCAGTGATCACTGTATCCTTTAGGGTCGCTCCCCTTTCAATCCAGGTACTATCCCAAATCAGGGATTGATTGGATGAGGTAGGGGCTACCCTATGAGAACAGGCAGCAAAAACCAGCGTAATAGATAATATGAACAGGAGTTGCTTCATTAAGCGTTCTTTTTACCAAACAGGGATTGTAATACTGAAAAGATTACCTGGTACACTGCGTTCTGCTTAATGGTAGTGGAACTACCCAGAACTTCAGAGATCAGGAATAACACGGTTCCTATCGTTGAAATAATAGGCCATTTTCCTTCCAGGTAAGTCAATAAGGTTTCAGCGAAAGAGGTAGCACCACCGCTTAAAACAGCATTGGTAGAATCGCTTGCATACATGTACATTGGCATAGCCAGTACAATCAAAGCAGCTAAAAACAGTAAGGGAAATAACTTTTTCATACAATTTATTTTTTGGTTTTTCTTGATTTCCATTTCAACCAGATATTAAGCAGGTTGAAGAGAATGGTTGTTGCCGCAGCACCTATCGTGAACCATGTTAGTATCTCTGACTCATTTGCACTTCTCAAAACATTGAGAATAACAGTTGCTGTACACATTCCGATACTATGGGTAGCTGTATTATTCAGTTCCACTCCAACGATTATTTTTTTAAAAGATTTTTTTTCAAAGAAAGCCCCCGGATTAAACCGGGTAGCTTTTTAGGATAACAACAGCAACTTTTTATTCGTCAGTTCTTCGTAATAGCGTCATATAAAGCGTACTCACTGAGGTACCTGTCGTTTTAAAATTTCCTCGATAGGAGTTGAACTGGGTTCCTGTAAAGAAGAACATCTTTACATTTTGCGCCTGATCTACCAGTGTCAGTGAATCAATTGTGTACCAGCCAATACCATCATCGGTACCTTGCAGATATACCGTACCAGCCAGGGTACCGCTAGTTTTATTAACGGTAAACTGTGCACTTTTAACCCTGCTCTGAACAGTGTTAAAATTGATATACGAGGTAACAGTAGAAGATACATTGGTATTGGTAGACTGATTGGTAAGTCTGATCTGTGCATGTGATGCACAAAAAGTACCGAGAGCGAGGGCGATGAATAATAATTTTTTCACGATATATTTTTTTGAGTTAAAAGATGCCCCACCCAAAAAGGGTGGGGGCTTACGGCTTGATCTAGCCTGTCTTTGGGGTTTTTTTATGGCTGAATGATAGACTCTACAACTGCATATACACCAGCTGTCCTACGGATACGGCCTCCCATCCTCAGTTCGAAGCTCATGATATCACCATAGTATTCAGCCCGGTTAGGGTTATCAAACATGGTAACACCACCGAATGCACGTTCAACAGTTGAATCCTGATAGAAAAGAGAAGCAGCGCAATCTCCTGTCTGATCATCGGTAGCAAAAGTTGCACCATACTCATCTACTGGTACATATACTCCACCGTTCAAACGGTAGCGTAATACGCTAGAACGCATCATTACTTCGATACCTAAGTACATGCCGATTACGCCTCTTTTCATATCAGCAGCAGCATTGTAGCCTGTTCTTTCTGCATCAGATAAACTGTCAAGGAATTGCTGATGGTGGTAAGCAGTCAAAAGAGCGATACGACCATTCGGGTCAATATCTGCGGCATCCATAGCAAGTTTGGCTTGGCCAAATACTGCTTTGGTGAATCCGGCTCTGTTATTGGTAGCATTGGGAAGGGTTGCTGCTAATGGATTTCCTACAGTAGGAATTACATTGGCTGCTGCTGGTGCCCAGTTATAGAGCAATGAATTCATTGCCACCTGAATAAGCTGCCTTTGATCTTCACCAGCCACACTCTGTCTTTTATCATAGCTCAATTCGTATTTGTCGATATTGGCTATCCTTCTTGGCGTTGTCTGGAAAGTATCAATGGCATAAGTCACATCCACATCCCCTCTGCTTACTGCAACCTGCGGGAATACGGTCTGATTCTTATTTACAGTACTCGGTGCCCCGGCAAAAGGAATATGCACAATCTTACCCTGGGTAACATACTGATCGGCATTAAATGCTCGCTTAGCGAAATCATTATTTTTAAAGAGATTACCTACGATATCTCTTTCCCATATCTCTACTTGAATAGCCATATAAGCCATTCCTTTAGGTACAAACAAGGAGGTCGATACCAAAATGACAAATAATACAATCGGGCTAACGGCAAACAAATTGCTTAGCAACATGGCCATAGCAGCGATAAAAAGGAGGTTGGTTACTTTTTTGAGGTTTTTCATTTTATTAATAGGGGTCTTTTGAATAAATGGTGTGCTGTTGTTATCACCGTAAATTCAATTCGTCCGGGTATTAACCTTTATAGTCAGTGCCGAATTGGGCTTTAAACTTTGCTTTAAAGGATTCAGGGGCTTTAGCTTTCAACTCTTCCAGTTTGCCTCCTTTGTCCAGGTCATCATAACTCATAGCCACTAAACTGGCCAACTCCTTATCTTCTTCGTTGATTTTTTCGGTAATGCTTTGGTACACTGGCATTGCAGCGATTAAGGCTTTCAGACCTGCTGCATTGTCCTTATACGCTACTTTTAGCTGATTACCCACTTCCACCGTAACTTTCTTATCGGTAACAGCTTGGGAGATCAGGTTTTCAATGGTAGTGGTACCCTGTTCAGCAATCAATAAATTCAGTGCTTTTTTAGCAGCTTCTTCGCTTACTTTCAAATCCTGAATTTGCTGGTTCAGTCCAGGTACTTTAGCAGCCTCTGCAACCAGGTCTTTAATTTTCGCATCTACCGCTGGTGCGTCCGTATCTGCTTTAAGATTCAATACTCCAAGTTGCTCGGGTGTTAAGAATATTTGTTTCATAAGGGGTAATTTTTGTGAAGCGATTAGTTCAGCTAATTGTAAAGGATTATTATGTGCATCGAATAACTCTGTCAAAGCGTTATAATTACCTGGTACATCTACCAGACTACATTCCCGGTTAAACCATTTGCTTACTGTCGGGCCTTCCTGACCTTCCAAATAATCCTCTGGTTTATCAGAAACTTCCAGTACAACGAAGTGACCAAAAGAAGCGGCATTCAAAAAGCCACTTTCAATTTCATCAACAGTGCGTTGCCCCCTGGGGTGTCCGAGATTAATACAAGGCTTGCCGTAAACTTTGTCCCCGTCTACCCGTAGATTATCCCATTTTACCAATACCCCTTTTTCTCTGGGATATTCAGTTGTTGTCCCATGCATGTAATAGCCGATGGGATTTTTACGGAATTCATCTAATAAATAGCCGGAAGTAAGCAGGCGATACTTATAAGAATTTAAAGAGCTATCCGAAAGCAAAAATTCCTTTTCAATCTTTTTGAACGTATCAGCCATCTTTGCTTTTGGTGTTTGAAGTGTAAAAATGCAATGCCCTGAAACCTTTGCCAAATCAGCATTTCATGAGATATAACTAATTGCATAACGATACCATCCTTTTTGCGGTATCATACTTTTAGCCAATTACTATAAAGGCCATTTAAACACAACTTTGCCATGTCATGGCAATACAAAAACAAGCGATATCAGACAAGCAATACCTTGCTAAAATCCTTTACACCCGTGAACAGCTGGACGGTAAAGTGGTGGCTAAAAAAGTAGGCGTAACCGAAAAGACAATCAGCAATTGGGTAAATACTTTCGGGTGGAAAAATCTACGCAAACAACTTTTGATCGGTAAACAGGAGATCATGAGTAACCTGTATGAACAATTACAGGAACTAAACACAGCCATCCAAAATAAGGCAGTAGGTCAGCGATATGGAGATTCCAAACAAGCTGATATACAGATAAAACTTACATCCGCTATTCGTAATCTGGAAACAGATTTAGCCATCGCAGATATCGTTGAAAGCGGTCAACGATTTATCAAGCATGTTCAATTGGTTGGCACATTTGAACAGGTAATGGAGATAGCCGATTTATGGAACTCATTTATTCAGGCAAGCATTAAAAAATGAGTACCACTAAACTCATATTATCCAATAAATCCGATAAACAGGCTTTACAGGAATGGGAAGACTTTTTACAAAGTATTCGTAATAGTACTCCTATTGATCATTCTGAAACTGTAGATGCCAAAAAGAAAAGAATTAAAAAACTGGAAGCCGATTTTGAAGAATGGGCTATTTATTACTTTCCAAATTTCTGCTTTGCCAAATCAGCAGACTTTCAAAGAAAAAGCAGCCAACGGATATTCAAATCAAAAGGTATTTACCAAAGGCGTGCCTGGGCAAGGGGATTATCCAAGAGTACCCGTAGGATGATGGAAATACTGTTTTTAAAGTTCGTTAAAAAGGTTCCTGTAAATGCATTATTGATATCCAAAAGCTATGATAATGCTGAACGTTTACTGGATACTTATATGGGTGTCTTAGAAGCGAACCAGCGGATCATCAATGATTATGGTGTACAGGAGAAAGCAGGTAGATGGACACACGGAGAATTTTCTACAAGAGATAAATGTAATTTTCGTGCAGTAGGTGCTGAGCAGAACCCAAGAGGAGCCAAGAACGAAGAAATCCGTATCAATGTAATCATATTCGATGATGTGGACGATGATGAGGTATGCCGCAACCCTGAACGCTTACAAATAAGATGGGAGTGGATAGAACAGGCCGTTATCCCTACAGTGGATATCTCTAAACCGTACTATATATTTTTTGATAACAATATCATCGCAGAAGATAGTCTGGCTGTACGTGCCGCTTTATATGCCGATGATGTGGAATTAATTAATATACGGGATGAGTTCGGTAATTCAACATGGCCTGAAAAGAATACCGAAGAGCATATCGATAAAATACTTTCTCAAATCAGTTACGAAAGTGGTCAGAAGGAATATTACAATAACCCGTTATCACAGGGTAAGACTTTCAAGGAAATAATTTGGGGTAGCTGTCCTCCGCTAAAGTCTATGACTTTTTGCGTAGTATATGCTGATCCTTCTCCATCCAATAAAGATAAACCGTCCTTAAAATCTAAGGCGCACAATAGTTGTAAGGCTGTGGTGGTGTTAGGCTACCTCAATGAAAAAATATATCTCTATAAGTGCTGGGTAGACAATACCACGAACAGCAACTTTATAGACTGGCTGTATGCCGCTAAGAATTATGTAGCAGGTGCCACCCAGCTTTACACTTTTATCGAAAACAATACCCTCCAAAATCCTTTTTATGAGCAGGTATTACTACCGCTGATTTATCAAAAAGGAAAAGAGAATAAAGGCACTTTATTAATATCTCCTGATGATCGGGATAAGCCGGATAAATGGTTCCGGATTGAAGGTACTCTGGAACCACTTGTAAGAATGGGATTACTCATCTTTAATAGTGCTTTAAAGGATGATCCACACATGAAAAGAATGGAAGCGCAGTTTAAATCAGCCAGCGCAAATTCTCGCACAATGGACGGCCCGGATGCAGTGGAAGGTGGTGTAAAGATTATCCAGGATAAAGTAGCTACAGCAGCTGTCGGGGATTTTACTACTGTGATTCGTAAACCCAATCCAAAAAGATATTGATATGGCTTATTTAACCAAAGCAGACCTTACCCCACCGCTTTACCCTGAGATCATAGATGAGATCACCAGGGGAGATGATAGTATCGTTGATAAAGCCATTACCCTTGCTATGGGTGAAATGAAAAGCTATCTTAACCGATATGATTTGGTGGCCATGTTCGGAAGTTCTCCTGTTACAACCGGAGTAGTATCTACCGATGGAGGCGAAGTAGATAGCAATCCTACTTTTTACGATGAATTTTTAAATTCATTGGCCAAAGATATTATCGCATGGCACCTCATTAAACTCGGTAACCCAAACATTAATTTGACTTTGTTCAGAACATCTTATGAAGATGCTATCAAATTTCTGGATAAAGTAATGAGGGGAGAACGTGATCCACAGTGGCCACTATTGCCGATTGATCCAACTAATCCGTTAGATGAATCTGGATTTGTAGGATCATCCTCCAATCCAAGAAGAAGGCAGTTTTATTAATCCTTTTTGTAGCAACACAAGCAATAAATATTATGGCACAAAAAAAACCAAGATTTGTAAGTCCTGAAACTGCTGAAGGCATCTTTAAAATGCCCGGTAGCAATATCGATCCCAAAGCGGTGATCTTAAATGAGATTATCCTTCGCAATATTGACAGAACGCCAAAGGATATTCGTAGTTGGCGGGATGCGCATATTAATGCAGAAAGTATTTATTATCCCAACCGTACCAGGTTGTATGATCTATACGAAGATGTACGCCTCGATCCACATCTAACGGGAATTATCAATAAACGCCTGGATGCCGTATTGAATAAAAGTTTGCGCTTTAAAAAGGATGACAAGCAGGTGGAGGGTATGGAGCCGCTTTTTAAAACTGTTGCTTTTCGCAAAATGTTGCGTAGCCTTTTAATGACTCAGTTCTGGGGCATTACTGGTTTTGAGTTTATACCCGGCAAAGATTTTTTCTTTGAAGAAATCAACCGTAAGCATATCAAACCTGAAATGGGTATCATCACTGTGGAGCAAAGTGATTATGCGGGGATTGATTATAGTGACCTGAGTAATGT